TCATGGTGCAGCAATGTGGCTGGCCATATTAACTTGCTTAACTATAACAAGGAGTAATATATGACAAGTTTTGATTTAATTAATTCCGTACACAAACAATTTTTTGATAAAGGATTAGACATCTTTGATGGTGTTTTTGATTCTTGGTCAAAAGTAACTGGGTTTCCATTTTGGAATGTTGTAAAATATTCTAAAGGTAAATACGGTTTAGAACTAGGATTAGCTGGTTTCAAGAAAGAAAATGTTCTTGTAGAAGTAAACGATGGCGTTTTAACTATTGAAGGTAAAGTAGATGATTCAGCTGTTGACTATGTTCAAAAAGGTTTATCTACTAAATCTTTCTTTAAACAATTTTCATTACCTAATGAAGCAATTGTTGACGAAGCTAAGATGGAAGATGGAATGTTAAAAATACAATTTGGTATTAAAGAAGTAGAAAAGACTTCTAAAAAAGTTGATATCAAATAATGTTTCCTTACACAGAAGAGGAGCTTGAATTTATTAACAAATAAATTTCATACCTAGTCTTTTATTGTCATCCTTCTTAGGTTACCATTTCGTTCTAACCAATAGGAGGATGACATGCCAAAAAGAAAAGAAGAAACCTTGATGGATATACTAGATAGAATTGAAGACGATCTAGTAACTCTTAGAGACAAAGTTGAAGAAATGGAAGATCAGGAGGATTGCGATGACGATTCTTTTGATGACGAGGACGAAGAATAATTATAAGATAATAATGAAACTAACACATACACACCTAGCATATATTGGATTAGGGATCGTAGCAGCTATTTGGATTCTTAATTTAATTCAGTAAAGTTACTAGGGCAGTAGCTATAGTACTAAAAGCTACTGCCCTTTTCTATTTTGTTAACCACAACAAATAGAAGGAATAAAACCCAATTGTTTTACTCAAATAATAATATAATGATTTTTTTAATTAAGCCAAGTTTTAATTTCTTCACCCAATGTCTCTCCAGATATAGTAAGTTTTTTATTGAGAGCATCTACAATCTTTTCGTCTATTGTTTGTTTGGCTATTATATCAATATAAACAACATTCTTTTTTTGACCTATGCGGTGTGCTCTATCTTCCGATTGAAGCCTAACCTCTAGGTTGTAATTATTAGAAAAATAAATAACGTAACCAGCTGCGGTTAAAGTTAATCCATAACCTCCAACAGTTGGATTACCAATAAAGAAACGAACATTAGGATCTGTTTGAAAATCATGACAAATCTTTTTACGAGTATCTACAGAGGTTGCTCCATACATAGTAACACAACTACCTTTACCATATTTTTTAGATATCTCGTAAGCAATGTCTTCTATATTTTTAACATAGTTAGCCCAGATAATTGCTTTGCCATTAATTTCGTCTAGCACTGTCATTAGTTCTTCCATTTTAGGATTGTCCAATTCTTCTGTTTCTCCATTATCATTTTTAACAAAACCATTGGTGACTTGATGTAATCTTAATATTTCAGTTAGTTTATTCGTAAAAGAAACAGTGCTATCGTTTAGAACAGCAAACGCTTTTTGTTTTAGTTTCTCATACAATAATTCTTGTTTATTTTTTAAGGTAACATATCTTTGTTCGTATATTTTTTCCGGTATGTCTAAACAATCTTCTTTTTTAACTCTAGTAGAAAAAGTTTTAATTTTATATTCTAACTCATCTAAATTTTTATAAAATTTTGGGATCTGTACTTGTTGATTGGCTCCTGTATAAATAGTATGCATCTCTGCATATCTTGCTCTAAAAGCATAATACGAATCATAACCTAACAAACTAGTGTCTAAAAATTTACATTGTGCATATAAATCTAACGGTGATTTAGTAATCGGAGATCCTGTTAAGATCCTACGAACCACGGCCAACGGAGCAATCTTATGAATATGTTTAGTTCGTTTGGCTTTGGGGTTTTTAATTGTAGTAGCTTCATCAATAATGATAGCACTTTTTTTATTGTAATATAAAAAAGACAATGCATTATCAAATCCATTTTTGTTAGATAGAGCCTCTACGTTCATTAATAAGATAGAAAAAGTATCTGTTAGTTTAGATTTGATAATATTTATTTTTTTGGTTTTAGTTAAATTCCAAACTTGTATATATCTATGTATATCATCTGATAGATGAGTATTAATTTCTTTTTCCCACATGGCATAAACAGATTTCGGTGCGATGATTAAAGCTGATTCGATTTTATTTTCTTGGTACAACATACCAAGATTATCTATAGTTGTTTTAGTTTTACCTGTACCCATGTCCATGAAAAAAGCCCAATTGACTTTATCTTTACAATCATTAATAGCTTGTAATTGATGTTCGTAAGGCTTTGTTTTGAATTTATAATCCATATAAAATCATATATAATTTATTGTTGACTTCGTAAAGGAAATAATTATACGTATCGATTATGGATTTCGAAAATATAAAAATAAGTGTAGATGACAAAGCTGTACATGGCATCTCCGCTAAGTGTAATGAATTAACTGATCTACTAAGAGAAGTAGAGAGTAAAGAAAACGAATTGCTTATATTGCAAAAAAAAGCAAAAGATCTTCAAGAGCGGGTCATTCCCGACTTGATGCACCAGGCAGGTGTTGATTCGATCGATCTAATAGATGGTTCAAGGGTTGAGGTCAAACCTGCCTACTACGCTAAAATACCTACCGAAAGAGAACAAGAAGCTTTCGATTGGCTAAGACAAAAAGGCAAGGATAGTTTAATTAAGAATACGGTTACTGCGTCCTTTGATAAAGGACAAGATAATTTAGTATCTCAATTAATCCAAGTCTGTGAAGAAAATGGTTTCAATTATAATAAGAAACAAAAAATTGAACCCATGACTTTAAAAGGCTTTGTCAGAGAACAGATTGAAGATGGGAAAGAAATTCCAATGGATCTGTTTGGGGTATATATAGCAAATAAAACTAAAATAACTAAAAAATAAGGAGTAACAATGAGTAACGAACAAGTAAAAAACGAAGTAGCAAAGAAAGCAAAGTCAGAAGTTGCAGTATTGGATATTGAATCTTTTGGCGATCAAGGTTTTGAAAATCTTACATCAAAAGATTTAGCATTACCTTTTTTAAAAATACTAGGACAATTATCTCCACAAGTAACGCAAGGAGATTCTAAATTCATTCCTGATGCTAGACCTGGTATGATTTTTAATACAGTGACTAATCAATTATATGATGGTCAAAAAGGAATTAATGTGGTTCCTTGTTTTTATAAACTTCAATACATTGAGTGGCAAGATAGAAAAGAAGGAACAGGTTCACCTGCTAATATTTATGAATCTGATTCTGACATCTTATCTAAAACTACTAGAGATGATTTCAATAAAGACCGTTTAGAAAATGGAAACTATGTTGAAGAAACTGCATCTCACTATGTGTTGATATTAGATAAAGACATGCCAACAGAGACAGCATTAATTACTATGAAATCCACTCAAAGGAAAAAATCTAAAAAGTGGAATTCAATGATGCAGTCTATTAAAGAAAAGAAAAAAGATGGAAGTGGTTTTTACAAACCTGCTATGTTCACACAAGTATACAATCTTAAAACAGTTCTTGAAAAAAACTCTTTAGGATCTTGGTACGGTTGGGACATTGAGCATGTAAGTAAAGTTCCTAATAATTCTGTCCTTCAAGCAGCTCATGATTTTTATAAGTCATGTTCTGGCGGTGAAGTTAAAGTAAAATACGATAATGAGGAAACAGCAGAAAAAGCTCCTTTCTAATGCAACCACAGATAACTTCCTTGGAACAGTTTCAAAAGCTGTTCCAAGGTTCTGATACTTATTATGGTGAATCGAAACCTAAAGGAACTAAAAGACCTGATGGTAAAGACGAATATAAGTCTTGGATCAATCAAAACCCTATTCAAGATTCTGATTGGTCTGACCATGTTAATGGCTCTAGGCATGTCGGTGTCGTTCCTATTCGTGATGATTCTACATGCTCATGGGGTGTCATAGACGTTGATAGATATAATTTAGACCACATCACTCTTATTAAAATAATAAGGGAAAGAAAATATCCTTTAGTTCCTTATAGATCTAAATCTAACGGACTACATTTAATTTTACATGTAGATGGAACAGTCCCTGCAAAATTAATGAGAGAAAAATTAATTGAAATTGCAAGTGACTTAGGAGTTAAAGACGAAACAACTGATATATTCCCTGCACAAGATTATGTGGATCTTACTCCACAAGATTGGAATGAAAAGAAAAAAGGAAACTTTGTAAATTTACCTTATCAAAAAGCAGCAAGGACTACTAGAATGGCTTTGTATGATAATGGAATGGGAGTACCTTTTATTGATTTATATAACTACGTTCAAAAATTTATAGTTAAACCAGAAGATTTACATAAAATAAATACAGAGACAACTGAGGATCCAAAGCTAAAAGATTATCCTCCTTGCGTTCAAGGTTTTATTAAAAACAAAGTTAAAGAAGGACATGGAAGAAATGATGCTATGTTTAACTGTGCTGTTCTATGTAAAAAAATAAATCCAGATGAACATGAATGGCCAGAACTATTTAGAGAAATAAATAAAATTGTAGGAGAACCACCTTTATCAGGTAAAGAATTAAATACATTAATCAATCAACATAAAAAAAATGAATATGGTTTTAGATGTGGAACCTCTATTGCTAAAGCACATTGTGATCAAAGAAAATGCTTAACTAAAAAATATGGAATTAATAGAAATGAAAGTATGCCAGAAGTGGGTAAGTTAATTAAATACAATGTATACCCAGAACCCTATTGGGTGTTACCTGTGAATGGAGTTAATATTAAATTAGATAATAAAGAATTATATTCACAAAGATTATTTGCTGAAAAGTTACAAACTGCGGATATTGTATGGAGAACATTAAAAGCATCTAAACAATCCCCTGACCCATGGTCTGATTTTAAAGACGAGTTAATTAAAAATAAAATTGATATGGAGGGTTACGATGCATTAGCTGATAAGGATGATTTCTATAATTCTAAAATGGTTCAATTTTTTGAAGACAGTGAACTACATGAATCTTTTGATCAAATTGATAATGGTTACTTATGGTTGGATAATCAAGATGTTACAAAAGCAACGGAGCTTCGTTTTAAAATACAAACGTTTCAAAAGTTTATGAAGAAAATGGGAAGTAATTGGGGATATAAAGAATGTACTAATTTTTTACAGTCTGGAGGTGCCACACCTAGCAAGAAACATGATAATATACAGACAAGACATTGGAGAAGTCCTATGCCAAAGATTCAGCAGTATAAGAATAAAGAGGTGAGACATGAAAAGAAATCAGCTCCATGGCAAGACAATTAAAATATTCGGTCCTCCAGGTACAGGTAAAACGTATCAATTATTAAGAAGGATAAAATATTATCTAAGACATGGTGTGCAAACAAATGAAATTGCTTATTTTAGTTTTACTAATAAAGCAGTAAACGAAACTATTGATCGTTTAAAAACAATTAACTCTGATTATACAGAGGATACGTTTCCTTATTTTTCTACTATTCATAGTTTTGCTAGAAAACAATTTTCCGACATACCGGTACTAGATCCAAATGAAGACATGATTCAATTCCATACCGATTACGGAACCGTAAAAATAAATGTACAAAAAGGTTTTGAGGAACAATGTGTTTTTAACAATTGGTCTTTAAAAATTTATGACAAAGCACGGAACACGAAACAGGATCCAATTGCATTATATAAACAACAGGATAGGAAAGAAGTAAGATTACCTCAATTTATATCTATCATAACAGCATATGAGTTATTTAAATCCTATGAAAGTGCTCCAGGTGTGCGAACTCAAGATCGATTAGATTTTACAGACATGATCTCTAAATTTATTGAAGAAGGCATTCCTCCTAAATTAAAAGTATTAATGATAGATGAAGCTCAAGATCTTACTCCATTACAATGGGATTTAGTTTTAAAATTAGCAGAGCATTCCGAGATTATCTATTTAGCGGGAGATGATGATCAAGCTATTTACGAATGGAATGGAGCAGATGCAGATTTTTTCATATCTTTTCCTGGTAAGAAAAAAATACTAAAACAATCTAGAAGAATACCAGGAAGAATTCATTATTTTTCTAAGTTATTAATGCTACCCGCTGAGGGATATAGAGAAAAGAAAGAGTTTAATCCTAAAGATATTGAGGGGTTTATAAACACTTATGCGGACATAAAAAGGGTCAAATTTAATCGAAATGAGACTTGGATGATACTTTGTAGGATAAATACCGTAAAGGAAGAAATACAGCAGGATTTGTACGATATGGGGCTATATTATCAAGATGTTCAGGGTAGAAAGTCTTTTAAAATTGAGCATTATCAAGCAATTCAATCATGGAGCCATTTGATGAATGGTGGTTCTATTACAAGAGAAGAGGCCTGTATTATGTATACTTTTATTCAAAACATAGATTATGGATATAGAAGTGCAGATAGTCAAAAATGGTCTTTTGCACATCCTAACGAAGTATTTGATTATGATGAGTTACAAATTAGAGCGGGACTTAGAGAGGAAAAAGGACATTGGATAGATGCATTAAAGATAAGATTCAAAAGTAAAGAAAAAGAATATTTACAAAGACTCATAAATAGTTATGGTGATCTAAATAACAAATCAAATATTATCGTGGATACAATACATGCAGTCAAAGGAGGAGAGGCAGACAATGTAGTTTTAATGGCTAAAGCTAATTGGCCATCTCACTACGAGAGAAAAAATCTACAAGAAAAAGTAAAAGAGTTAAGGGTGTGGTATACAGGTGTTACTCGTACAAAAAATCACCTTCATTTAATTAATACAGATCATAAATATCATTTTCCATTAGGAAAATTATTTAATACATACAAGGCGAACTATGACAAGCAAAGACGACTTTCTTAAAATATTCCCAGATGACAATCAAATTGGAGGATCTCATTACAAAGAATTTACGATCCAACCTTGGACGTTTATTAGAAAAAATAAATTGTCTTACTTTCAAGGGAATGTAATTAAATATGTATGCCGTTACGAAAATAAAAACGGTATAGAAGATTTAGAAAAAATAAAACATTATTGCGATTTAGAAATCAAATCCTTGAAAGAAGAAAAACAATGAAACGATATTGGCATCCTATAAAACAAGTTACAGAATTTATTGAATCTATAGCACAAGGAAAAGTTTTAGAGTTAGGACCAGGTTCTATACCTTTTAATAAAGCAACACATTTTTGTGGTCATAGTGAAGAAGAGAAATCTCGTTTCCAAAATTATTCGTTGTGTGATTTTTCATCTCAAGTTTTTCCATACGAAAATAAAGAATTTGATTTTGTTTATGCAAGACATGTTATTGAAGATTTAAATAATCCTGTTCATTTTTTACAAGAATGTAAACGTATAGCAAAAGCTGGATATTTTGAAACACCATCCCCTTACGTTGAAATTCAAAAATATATTGAACATGATGGGGCTATACATAAAGGATACCATCATCATTTTAGTTATGTTTGGACAAAAAATAATACGATTAATATTTTACATAAATATCCAATTACAGAACATATGGATATTAAAGTAAAGACAGAACTGTTAGATGACCCTTTTAATTGGAACAATTATTTTTTGTGGGAAAATGATTTTGATATTCAGCATTGGCGACATGAAAGAAATTTTAATACTATTGAAGATTATCCAAATTTAATTTGCCAAGCTATTGATGAAGGGATAAAACATGGCAATCAATTTAAAACAAAAATTTTAAAGCATGCAAAAACCAATAGAGGTTAATACTAATTTATACAGACGATTAAAAGAAAACGGTACACGATTTAATAATATTATTGATGTAGGTTGTTACAAAGGATCTTGGACAAGTAAGCTTAAATTAAGTTATCCTGATGCAAATTATTATTTAATAGACCCTAATGATAAATATAAAGAAAAATTAGAAATACTAGGAACTTTTTACCAAGAGGTAGTCGGTCAGCAAAAAGAGGAAAGAGAGTTTAACTTTAGTGAAAACGAATTAGAAGAAACAGGTAATTCTTTATATGATGAAAATTCTAATATTGAATTTAATAAAAAAACAATCATGGTAAAACCCTTAAAAGACATCGTGCCTGATCAAACTTATGATTTAATCAAAATGGATGTGCAAGGAGCAGAACTAGAAATTATAGAAGGTTCTTTAGAATTGTTTCAAAAAACTAAATTCGTTCAATTAGAATGTCCTGTCCATCATAACAATAAAGGTGCTCCTGAGTTTGAACATTATATTAACTATATGGCTAATTCTAATTTTAAAGTATTTGACATTGATACAATATTCTTTAATAACAAATTAATGGTTTTAGATTTTCTTTTTGTAAATACATTATTGCCAAAAGCATCTTCCTTAGAAAGCCAGACTTTAATTTATAATAAACTATGACACATCAACTTAATTTTGTTTTTCAAGAATCGGATTGGGTATGTCCGTCTGAATATCCAGACTTATCTCATGCAGATGCAATTGCAATTGACTTAGAAACTAAAGATCCAAATTTAAAAACATTAGGTCCAGGATGGCCACGATTTGATGGAGCGATCGTAGGGTTTGCCGTAGCTACAGCAGGTCAACAATATTATTTTCCTATTCAACATGATGCAGGAGGTAATATGGATTTGGCTATTACCACAGCTTACATGCAAGATTTATTAAAATTACCTTGTCCTAAAATATTTCATAATGCACAATACGATGTAGGTTGGTTAAAAATTAATGGGTTTGAAATTAAAGGACCCATTATTGATACTATGATTGCAGCTGCAGTGGTTAATGAAAATAGATATTCATATTCATTAAATGCGTTGTCCTTTGATTTGTTAGGAGAAATTAAATCAGAAAACTTTTTAAATGAAAAAGCAAAAGAATGGGGTCTAGATCCTAAACAAGATATGTGGAGACTTCCAGCGGGTTATGTAGGTCATTATGCAGAGCAAGATGCAGCATTAACTTATAAACTTTGGCAACATTTAAAACCCATTATTATAAAAGAAAATTTACAAGACGTGTGGGAAATGGAGATGGAACTATTACCTATTCTTATTGAAATGAGAATGACAGGATTGAGAGTAGACTTAGATAAAATTAAAATATTAAAAAAAGAATTTATTACAGATGAAAATAAAATACTAAGAGAGATCCATGATCTTACCGGTATGAGAGTAGATATATGGGCTAATCGATCGGTAGCAAAGCTATTTGATCACTTAGGGTTAGATTATCCTAAAACAGAAAAAACAAAAGAACCTAGTTTTACTTCTAATTGGTTAGAGAATTGTGAGCATAAAATTGCAAAATTAATTAGAGATGCAAGAGAAGTAAATAAATTTCATTCTACTTTTTTAGATGCGATTGATAGATATTCTTTCAAAGGGAGAATTCATTCCGAGATACATCAATTAAGATCTGATGGCGGAGGAACCGTTTCAGGACGGTTAAGTTATTCCAATATGAACTTACAACAAATTCCTGCACGTAATAAAGAATACGGAAATAAAATTAGAAGTTTATTTTTGCCAGAAGAAGGAAGACAGTGGGGGTCTTTTGATTACAGTCAACAAGAACCACGGCTCGTGGCTCACTATGCAGCTTCTATTGAGCAAGGCTTTACCGGTGCAGATGAATTTATTCAAGCTTATAAAAATGAAGAAGCAGACTTCCATCAACTTGTTGCAGATATGGCAGGTATACCTAGATCAGCGGCTAAGACAATTAACCTGGGTATCTTTTATGGAATGGGTAAAAATAAATTGTCTAGAGAACTTGGGATATCGAAAGAAGATGCAGAGCAACTACTACAACGATACGATGCAAGGGTTCCCTTTGTTAAGAAATTAGCTAATGAAGTTATGTCTTCTGCAAGTAAATTTGGATTTATAAGAACTATTAAAGGACGTAAATGTAGGTTTGATATGTGGGAGCCAACTACTTTTGGTATGTATCAATCTATGAAATACGAAGAAGCTAAGGCACATTATGGTAACAATATTAAACGAGCAGGAACATACAAAGCATTAAATAGATTAATTCAAGGATCAGCGGCAGATCAATCTAAACAAGCTATGATTGATTGTTATAAAGCAGGGCATAGACCTTTGTTACAGATACATGATGAATTATGTTTTTCTATTAATGAAGAAAAAGATATAGAAGTAATTAAAGAAAAAATGACAACGTGCATTGATAATCTAAAAGTACCTTTTACTGTAGATGTAGCTTTAGGGAGATCTTGGGGTGAAGCAAAAGAGTAAATATCAAAAGTTTATTTTATGGATGACCAAAAATGCAAAAACAATACAAAGACACTACAGAGAAAATGTGTTGTTCAAAATGCAACAGAAGAGAGATGGCTGTGAAACTAAAAAAATACATAAAGAAAAAAAATAAATTCTCTAAGTTTACTATGGAAGATGTAAAGTTAGTTCATTCCATGAAACCGTATTTACCAATCGAACGATTTATAAAACTATACGGATACTTTAATTATAAAATATCTAAAGGCAAAAACGTAAAATATTTTTACCACTTAATGGAAATGGCAGTAGAGAGTAAATTTGCAGTGACAGGTATCCCTTGCCCAACTTGTCAAACTTGGGGTGTTCCCAAAAACAAACAAAATTAATTAGCTAAGAAGCGTAACTAAAATCTGTAGGATTTGGTGATTGCGATTCTACTCTAGCAATGTCTAGGTCAAGGTTAACTAATAATTTTCTACATTTTCGAATTTCTTCCTGAATGTAGTTCATATCAGTTGTAACTTTACCGTTCTCTAAATAAAGTTGGTTCCACTTGGATTCCAAGCTTATTTTCTTTGCTAGTATTAACTGAGATTGTAGCATCCCTGTTAACCTCCTCGTAAGTTAGGAACAGTCTATTTTCTAAATAGTTACTGTTCGGTTTAGCAGTAATTTCTCCGCTCTTAACTTTTTCAGAGTAGATCAACCCTGCTTCATGAAAGTTGTTTCCTAGGACTATCCCATCGGTATAGTAACCTTTGTATCTAACTTGGATACGAAAAGCTTTCATAAGATTATCTTAACACTTTTTTTAATAAAATCAATCACTTTTAAAAAATAATAGCCCCTAGAATAAAGGATACAATTAATGATATAATTATGACTTTATTTTGGATAATTTTATCTTTAATATCTTTAGGCGTGTTTCCGTAAATTAGCATTTTTTTCCCTCCAAAATTTTTTCTTCCATAATATAAAACTTTCTTTACCGTCCCAATAAAAACCTTCAAATTCGTATCCTCTACGTTTTTTAAAGTCTTTATTAGTATTAGTTGCTTTAACTATCATGGCCGTTTTTTAATGTTTTTACTTCTTCTAATAATTGTTCCATCATTTTAGAAGAACTAACATTATTCTTTTTAGCTACTTTACTTACTTCTTGATCTACTAATTTAGCAATCATGGCTCCAGGTTTTCTATAACCATGTTTACATAATGCCTGTAGGAGTAAATAACTTTTCACATCTACTGCCACAGATTTCCATTTTGATATGTCCATATTTATACCTTTTTGATTGTTTGGAATCATAAGCTTATAATATTGATAAATAATATGTCAACCCATGAAATTACATAAATTATAAGATATGCACAATTTGACTTTTTTCAAAAACTTTCCTATAACAATAGGGCATAAGCCTTCCTATGGGTTTATAATTTTTAGTGAATGTAAAGAGCAGGTAATTTTTGGCTCTTCTTGGATTACCTGCTTTTATTCTGTATAATCATTCTCATGGCAGCTCCAATATTAGGAATACCCGCATTATATGAATTACTTGTAGGAACAGGACTACTTGCCGGAGGTGCTATAACTGCACAACAAATGCAAAAACAAGTAGAATCTAATCCAGAGTTAGTGCAAGAAGCATTGAAAAGAGTATTTACAGGACCTGCAACTAATTTAGTAAATCCCGATGTGTTAAAGTCCGTATCCCAAACTCCATCTGGTAGCGTATTTGGTCCACAACAAAAAGACATTGATAAAATTCAAAAAGAAATTAAAGAATTAAGTAAGTTACCTGGTTACAGTACGATTGACGAATTAATGTCCAATGTAGAAACATTAAATCCTCCAGAGCAAGAGACAAAACAATTAACCACTCCTATACCAGGAAGTGATATTATAGAAATCAATAAAGAAAGTTTTCCTCCCGCTCCTAAGATAGATACTTCTATTCTTACTATGAAGGATCCAAAAGAATTTTTAACAAAAGATAAAAACACAAAACAATACATTGAAGCTACCAACCCAACTAAAATTTTTGGAGAAACTAATTTACAAGATGTGGATTACAAAGCTAAAGAAGCAATTCCAATTGAATATCGATTTGACCCTAAAACTTATAATGCAGTCTACGAACAATCCATTGCAGAATTAAACGATAAAACAAATGTAGATATTCCAAAAATTGCAAAAAAATTTAACTTAACAATGCCAGATATTAATTTAGTAAATAGTTCTTTAGAAGCTGCAGCCGATCCTGATAAACGTTATTGGTATCAACGTTCAGGAAACTATTTAAAAAAATTAGTAACTACGATAGATCCTAACGCAACCGATAAGGACGTAGCAACTTTTATTGATATCGTTTCTGTAACTTCTGGTGGAGTAGCACCAAAACAAAATTTAAAATTAGCACTTGGTGTATACTCTGATTTAAAACAAAACCAACCGTCCATGACAGGATTTAAAACTCAACAAAGTTTAGATAAATATTTATCCAATAAAGACGAAGTTATTAATACACCTAAGTTTGGTAACTTTACTGATACCATGAAATATTTTGCAAAAGTAGGAGAAAGACAACCTAATGTCGTAAATGATTTACAAATGGCTAAGTTGTTTGGTGTAAAACCAGATCAATTAGCATCGAACCCTGAACTCTATAATGCTATGACAGGGATCATGAATAATTTAACAGCAGAAGTAAATAAACAATTACCTAAAGGACAAGAGTTACAACCATTTGAATTACAATCTTTGATGTGGTCTCAAGCTAGAGGAGTAGCATCTAATTACGAACAAGTAGGACAAGAGTTAATAAAAGAATTATATGATCAAGGAATCAATATTGAAACAGATGTAATGAAACCAGATTTTGCTGCACGACTGCAAAAAACAATTACTCCGTACAAAGAAGCTATGAAAGGCACTATTGAAATTGGATCGTTCTTAACTCCACAAGGTAAAGAAATAGAAAAAATTATTAATCAATTTGGAACAGATCCGAAAGTAATGGACGGTATCAACTCGATCCACGTATCAGGATTAAAGAAACTAATTACTAAACAAGCAAAACAACCATCGGTCATAGAAGATGTCGTATCTAATGTAATTGGCCAAAAAGCAGAAATATCAAGAATGCAAGTTGGTTTAGGTACTTATGAGGGTAAAGCAAATTACAATGTCGTTATTCCTTTAACAGTAAACACGGCTCAGGGACCACGGCCATTAACAGATGAAGAACGATTACAGACTTTAGCTGTGTTAGGTACAGAATTAAATCAAGCGGCTATGGCAGCATCCAATTTTAGAACCCTGCAAGACATAAATCTAAAAGAGGGAGAACAAGCAACAGGTCAAATTTACGCTAAGTTTCCTGTAGATCAGTCTAAAATACAACAATTACATGCTGAAACAGGCTTAGATTTTAATGTTAGTCCTGTTCCAGGTGGATTTATTGGCTCTATTATTTCATTTAAAGGGGAACCTGATAAAGCAAAATTAGATCAAGCGTTTGAAAAAGTATTTGGAAAAAATGCTGAAATGGTATATACTAAATCTGCTTGGAAAGGCGATTATATAGAATCAAAAGACTATAAAGGATATTACGATGGCGTTAAAAGAAGTATCAGCACAAGAGTGGGAAGCGATGGGGCTACCAAGTTCGATCTCAATAGTTTCGACAGTGCCACAGAAAAAGCAAGAAACATCTCCAAAGAAAGAGACGCAGCCTATCAAGAATTCATCAACTCTCCCTACATCACAAAACTCAGACAAGTAAAATCTAATAATTAATCTAGAAACACTGGACAAATTCATATAATTAGGTAGATACGCTAGTATGAAGATACTAGATTTGTTTTCTGGAATTGGTGGTTTCTCTTTAGGCATGGAAAGTACAGGCCATTTTGAAACTGTTAAATTTGTAGAAATGGATAAGTATTGCCAAAAAGTTTTACGTAAACATTGGCCTAATGTACCAATTGAGGAGGATATAAAAAATGTCAAAGGAAAAGAATTCGAAGCAGATGTTATTGTGGGAGGCTTCCCGTGCCAGCCAATGTCCGTTGCCGGTAGACAAAAAGGAACTAGTGACAGTCGATATCTCTGGCCAGAAATGTTTAGACTCATTAGGGAAGTCAAACCCGAATTCGTTATTGGCGAGAATGTGCAAGGAATTATTAACATCCAAGACGGCATGGTGCTCCGACAGGTGCAAGATGACTTGGAAAGTGAAGGTTTCGAAGTCCAATGTTTCCTTATTCCAGCTTCAGGCATCGGTGCTTGGCACCAAAGGAACAGAGTCTGGATTGTGGCTCACTCCGAGCAGAATGGATATTGCAGAGAGAAGTCCAGAATCGATGGAGAAAAGAAAAAAGATGAGGACCAAAATGGGAAGAACAACAGTTCCTCCAGGAAATTTAGCGGAACAGATTCAATACGGAAAACCAGTGACCAACATGTACCCAACACCGAAAGCATCCGGTCAAGAGAATGCGGACACACTGATCAAGAGAAAGGGATGGGTGAAAGCAGCTTCGCACAATCTAACTGCACATGTACAAATGTTCCCAACTCCAACT